GTGATACGTGAAACATCAACAACAAAAATGACAGTGAAACAGTTTAGCGAGTACCTCAACCACATCCATAACTTCACGCTAGTTAGACTTGGCATCATGCTAACTACGCCTGACGAGATGCGATTTGCTATAGAATAATTGAGATATAATGCAAAAGCTGGCTAGGGTCGCACCCGAAAACGCATTAACCTGATGCGCTGCTAGCACTAATTAGTCAGGTTATTTGCAGAGGTGCAAGATGAAAATTAATTGGATTAATGTTAGTGAGTCAAACGCAAGTGGTGTGGCTGATGGCAGGCGTATAAATATCGCCACAGCGATAGACTTTAAGCGCAATGTTTGTAGTTTGCGCGTAGTTGCGGCTCAGAAAAAATACGATGACTGTGTTGAGTGCAAAGACCAAGTATTTAAGGAATTTGATTGCAGTATAGATATCAAATATATACTTGCAAACTTCCCATCTTATTTTAACGCTCTAATACAAGAGGCCATTAATAAGGCAACAAGTTAGACAAAATACAGCCAAAGGGTCGCATAAGCGGCCTTTTTTAATGCCTGAAATTCCTACACCCCTGTAGGGTTTTACCTACACCATTGATTCTTGACAAACTCATGCTATGGCGCGGATTTATCCGCATTTGCTAACCAAGGCGGCTACGGCGATATGTAGCAGGACTAGCATGAGTATCACAGAAGCCACAACAAAGCAGATGGCTGAGTTCTTAAATGATATTGAAATGTGGTGCTTGAAAGATGGTGTGAGGTTGACCTGTCCTGATGATTTGAAATATTTGAGAAGTGAATAAGAAGGGGTGAGCTATGGCAAGCCTAAAAGATGAAAGACAAATAAAGTTTGTTGAAGAATATATTAAAAGCCTGAATGCGACTGATGCTGCAATAAAAGCAGGCTATTCTGAAAAAACAGCAAGAAGCCAAGGGTCGCGCCTGTTGACAAATGTTGACATTCAAAAAGCTATTCAGCAAGCAAAAGCAGAGCGAGAAGAACGCACCAAAATCGACGCTGATTATGTTCTAAAGCGCCTAGTCGAAATTGATCAAATGGATGTCTTAGACATCATGGACGATCAAATGAAGATTCGACCTGTTAATGAATGGCCTAAAGTTTGGCGACAGTACGTGGTAAATCTTGAAAATCTTGAACTGAGTGATGGTGAAGGCTGTTTTAAAAAGATTAAATGGCCCGATAAGGTCAAGAATCTTGAACTTCTTGGTAAGCATGTTTCGGTTGGGGCGTTTAAAGACAAGATTGAGCACACTGGTCCCAATGGCGGCCCTATTGATTTAAGTTTAAAGGTGGTATTCGAAAATGATGGAGAAACGAGTACCGATTAAGTTTAAGCCGCTTTACATGCACCAGAAGAACAACAAGCTGTTTTACGTTTATCACGGTGGTCGTGGTGGTGGTAAGTCTTGGGAGATTGCAGACTTTCTATTGATTGAAGGCGCAAAACAAAAGCACCGCATTTTATGCTGTCGTGAAGTGCAAAAGTCAATTAAACAGTCTGTGCATAAACTCTTATCGGATCGCATTGCTGCGCTCGGTCTGGGTGCATTTTACGAAATATTAGAAACGGAAATACGTGGCAAGAATGGCACAGAGTTTTCTTTCGCTGGCTTGCTGAGTCATACAGTTGAATCAGTTAAGTCATTCGAGGGTGCAACAATCACGTGGATTGAAGAAGCGCAAACAGTAAGTGCTTTCTCATTGTCCATTTTGATTCCTACAGTCATTCGTACTGAAAAACCCATGATTATTATGAGTCTCAACCCCAAGATGCCAGGTGACGCAGTTTATGCGGACTATGTGGCAAAAGAACGTGATGATACGGTATGTGTGCAAATCAACTACACAGACAATAAGCACTGCCCAGTTGAAATGATTGCTCAAGCAGAACAATTGATGCGTGATGATTACGACAAGTATGAACACATCTGGCTTGGTAGACCTAAAGAAATTGCAGACGGTGCAATCTATAAGTCAGAGTTTGAGCAAATCAAACGTGAAAATCGTATTTGTAAAGTTCCACACGATCCAAATTTACCTGTTTACACATCATGGGATTTAGGGATTCTCGACTCTACTGCTATCTGGTTCTTTCAAATCTACGGCAAAGAAGTTCGTGTCATTGATTATTACGAAGCGAATAACGAGCCATTGGCACATTACGCTCGCATTCTCGATGAGAAGAAAAAAGAGTGGGGTTATATGTATGAAAAACACTTCGCTCCACATGATATTGCAGCGCGGGACCTTTCCAGTGGTGTGAGTCGTGAACAAACAATGGCTAATCTTGGCTATCGAATGAATAAGGGCGCAAGGCTTGGTGTTGAAGATCGAATTGAAGCAACACGACAGATGCTTAAGAACTGTTGGTTTGATGCTGATAAGTGCAAACATGGTGTCAGGGCATTGCAGAACTACAGACGCGAATTTAACGACAAATTGGAGCAGTTTAAGGCAACCGCTGTGCATGACTGGGCTTCGCATGGTTCAGATGCTTTTGGTGAGGGTGCTTTGAACATCAATAAAATGCATGAGCAAAAGAAACCATCCGCACCACTTTTAAAGAATGCTTCAAGTTGGCAGAGATAACACATGAGCAAAGACAAAAAACAACATGAGCAAATCTTGGCTGATGCAAAGGCATTCAAAAAAGAGGCGCAAGACTATTGGCAAGACACATTTGACCGTGGTCACGATGACAAAGAGTTTGTAACGGTTGAAGGTGGTCAATGGGACGCAGCAGCACGCGCAAAACGCACAGCAGAGGGAAAGCCCACACTTGAGTTTAACTTGCTTCGTACGTTCGCCATGCAGCAAATTAACACCATGCGCCAGAACCGACCGCAAATCCAAGTCGTTCCAGTTGATAACGGTGCTGATACTGATATTGCTAAAATTCTCGGCGGTCTGATCAAAGATACCGAAGAAGCAAGCAATGCGGAAGATGCAACCGATCAGGCAGCAGAAAATGCTGTCTTTGGCGGTTTAGGTTTCATTCGTTTAGCGACCGACTATGTGAGTGATGATTCATTTAATCAAGAGCCGCGATTCGTTCCGATTGAGAATCCTGAAGCCGTTTTACTCGATCCACTTTCCAAGCGTCTTGATGGGTCTGATGCGACCAAGTGCTTGGTTGTTGAATGGGTGAAGAAAAGCGCAGTCAAGGCTCAGTATGGTGAAGAAGCCACTGACTTTGAGATTGATGGTGCAACGGATTGGGAGAACAAGCCAGACGACACAGTTTTAATTGCTGAGTATTTCTATAAAGAAGATATTAGTGATGAGCTGTTATTGCTTGAAGATGGCTCAACTGCATTCAAGTCTGAACTGGCAAAAGAATGGCATGAAGAAGATATTGAATCTTTCACTGTTGAATCACGGCCAAGCAAGCGAACCGAAATCAAGTGGGCAAAAATATCAGGCAGTAAAGTTTTAGAAACTGGCGTTTTCCCTGGTAAGTTTATTCCAATCGTTCCAGTCTATGGTGCGGTGAACTGGATCGGCAACGAGCGTCATGTATTCTCATTGATTCACTTTGCCAAGGACCCGCAACGTTTATTTAACTACTGGAAGTCGGCCGAAGCACATATTTTACAGAAGAACCAAGACGATATTTTGGCTGTAGAACATGAAGCGATTGCAGGCTTTGAAGATGAATGGCTAAATCCGGGCAAGTATGGCGCTTCCCGTTATCGTTCACGTGATGAAAACGGCACTCAGTACGCAGCACCGCAACGAATTGCCTCAGCACAACCACCAACAGGGATTCTAAACGCTACAGCAACATCACAGGCGCTTATTTCTGACACTTTGAATATGCATGCACCACAGATGGGACAGGATGTAAATTCACAGTCAGGTCGAGCAATTGGCTTGCTTCAGCGTCAGGCAGACACAGCGCACTTCCACTTTCAAGACAACTTAAATAAATCGTTGCGTCAGTGTGGCCGTATCTTGGTTGATCTATATCCGCGCCTTTATGACACACCTATGGTTCGTCGAATCATTGGCAAGGATGGTGAAGAAGAAATGGTTAAGCTGAATGCTCAACCTGAAACACCGGACGAAATGAACAAGGCGATTGATGGGGTTTTAAATAACTTGTCATTGGGTCGTTACGATGTGCGAATTGATACTGGTCCAAGCTTTAATACCCAGCGTGAACAATCATTCCAGTTGTTAATGCAGGTTGCACAATTTGCACCGGGTGTTATGCAGTCGGCAGGCGACTTAATCATTAAAGACTCGCCACTGGTGAACGCTAAAGAGATTGCAGACCGCATCAAGAAAACCATGCTGCCGCAATTGCTTGAAGATGATCCAAATGTACCGCCTGCAGTTAAAGCTCAAATGACGCAGATGCAGCAGCAAATGCAAGAGCAAATGCAGCAGATGCAGGAAATGGCGAGACAGTTACAAGATAAGCAGGCTGATCGTGACGTTAAGATTAGAGAAGCTGAAATTGCTGCTGAAAGTCGCATTCAAGAGGCTCAAATCAATAACTCTGGTCGTGCTGACGTTGAGGAATTGCGTGGTATTGTCGAACTATTAAAACAGAATATCGATATCACTAACACACCAGCGGACTGGCTCACTCAGGGCGAGGATGTTGGCAGTTATGATGTAAACCAGTCACAAGACTATCCGCAGCCTATGGAATTTGAGCAGCCCATAGAGCTTGCGCAAGACATCGAAAGCCCTCCTAGTGAGGGTTTTTTAATGTCTGAACAAAATGCTCAACCCAACTTCGCTCCCAACCCTGATCAGATTGGGGAAAGCGCATTGATCGATGAAGACTTGGCATTTATGCCAAATGGAGATGGACAAAATGACGTTTGAAAGTGACGACAGCGTAGACACAGGCGCTACGGAAAACACAGCCGCAGAAGTCGAAACAAAACAAACCGAACCCACACCTGAATCAGAAACCCAAGAACCTGAACAACAGGAACCTGAGAAAAAAGAAGAAGGTGAGCAGGAAGAAAAGCCAAAGCGTAATCGTGCTCAAGAGCGCATTCAACAGTTAGCCCGTGAAAAGGCTGAAATGGCTGCTGAGCTTGCAGAGTACAAAGCTAAGGTAAATCAGCCTGTGCAGGCAAGTGAGCGACCAAGCATTGCTGATTTTGATGATATCAATGACTACTACAAAGCAGTTGATGAATATCAGATTGATCAAGCAGTAGCTCGAATGGAGCAAAAGCAAAGCAAAGCAAGCGAACAAAAGCAGCAAATTGAAAAACAGTCTGAATTTGAAGCTGTGATTACCACAGTTGCAGAAACATACCCTGATTTTGATTCTGTAGTTCAAGCGGGGTTGCAGCGCGATCTACCTATGCCGTTGACGCTGGATGAAGTTGCTTCCGAGTTTGGTTACAGCCCTGAAACACAAGTCAAATTGCTTTATGAAATTGGTAAGAATGAAGCATTACATGAAACGCTTTCAGGCTCATCAAAACTTAAAGCCGCGCGAATCCTGAGTGAAATCGTGGATTCATGGGAAACCAAGCCTGCGCCAAAAGTTTCAAAAGCTCCACCTCCAATTAAACCAGTTCAAGCCAATGCGCCTGCTGCTCGCAGTCCTGAAAAAATGTCGGATGACGAGTGGTACAGAGCAGAAACTCAATCAAGAAAAGGTAAATAATTTATGCCAAATCAAGTTTTAACACATCAAATGATTGCACGTGAAGCAGCAAAGTTTCTTGAAGAACTTGCGCCATTCACGGCAAATATCAATAAAGGCCGTCAAGATGAATTTGGCACCGATGTTTCAGGCTATAAAAAAGGCGACACCGTAAAAATTAAAATCCCAACATCAGGCAAAGTGTTTGATGGTGCAATCTATGCAGGTGGTGCAGCCGGCACCGATGTAGTTGAAGAATCAGTTGATTTGAAACTGGACACGCAAAAGCATATCGCCTTGCAGTTCGGCACCAAAGAAAAAATGCTCAATATCACTGACTTTAAAGAGCGTATTTTGCGCCCTCAAATGCAGACACTTGCATCTGTGATTGAAGCTGATTTGATTGCTAAGGGTGTTCGTGATACTCCACTTACTGTATCAATGAACATTGCAGGCACCACACCGTCAAGCGCACTTGCTTTAGCTCGTGCCAAGATGAATCAGTATTTAACTCCAGCGGGCGACCGTTCAGCGTTAATTACCAGCACCGCAAACGTGGCATTATCTGGTGAAATCTCTCGCTTATTTAACCCAACCCAGTCTTCAAGCAAAGCATACCTTGATGGATATGTTGCGACTGCATATGGCTCAGACCTGTTTGAACACCAATCAATCCCAACTCATGCAAACGGTACTGCTGCGGGAATTACTGTAAGCGCAGCAGGTCAGACTGGCAGCTCAATCACCATGACCGCAAGCACTGCCGGCACACTGGTTAAAGGTCAGATTCTTACCATCGCAGGCGTGAATGCTGTTCATCCGTTTACTGGTCAAGATATTGGCTCATTACAGC